CCCTGCCTGATCTATATCGGCTCCGACCTCGTCATCACCGGCAAGATCGACCGCCGCTCCATCCCGATCGACGCACGCACCCACCAGATCACCCTCTCCGGCCGAGGCATCACCCGGAACCTGGTCGATTGCTCGGCCGACCTGCTGAACGATCCGGGCATCCGAGGCGGGCAGATCAACGGCGCGAACGCCCTCGACGTGGCGGCCAAGCTCTGCAACGCCTACGGCATCACCGCCCGCTCGGCCGTCGCTGATCTCGGCATCGCGATCCCGTCGTTCCAGGTGCCGCTGGGCGAGACGCCCTACCAGATCATCGAGAGCGTCGCGCGCTACGCCGGCTACCTGGTCTACGAGGACGTGTTCGGCAGCCTCGTGCTGGATCGCGTCGGAACCTCGCAGCACGCTTCCGGCTTCACCCTCCCGGGCAATGTCGAGGCGATCAACGGGGAGCGGTCGGTCGATGGCCGGTTCTCGACCTATGTCGTGGTCTACTCGGGCATCGACCAAACTTCCGACCTGGGCGGCCTCGCCAATCGCCGGGCGACCGTCCTGGATGACACGCTGGGCGAATACCGGCTGCGCATCATCGTCTCGGAGCAAATCGCACCGACCCCGGCCGGGCAGCAGACGATCGACAACGATGCGATCGCCAAGCAGCGCGCGAATTGGGAAAAGGCCCGGCGCATCGGCCGGAGCCAGGGCGCGTCGATCACCTGCGATAGCTGGCGCGACAGCAACGGCATGCTCTGGACGCCGAACAGACTGGCGACGATCGACGCGCCAGCGGCCGACATTGCCAACGCGACGTGGATCATCGGCTCGCTCACCTTCCGCAAGGACATGAGCGGCACGCACACCGACCTGATCCTGATGCCGCCCGATGCGTTCAGCCCCGAGCCGAACCCGCTGAACCTGTTCGACGCGGAGCTGACGAACGCGCCGCAGATTGCGCAGGCGCCCGCGCCGCCATCCACCAGCACGCCGCCGTAGCGGCCGGAGCCTGAATGTCCACGTCCCTCGAAGCCACCGTCGCCCTGCTGGCGCGGCAGGTCGTCATGCTGGAACGGCAGGTGAGTGCGTTGATGCTGCGCCGAGGCGCACCCTTCGCGCTCGCCCGCACGACGCTGGCGGTGAACGACACCGGGCCGGTGCAGACGGTGCAGGCGCAGCTCGATGCGCTGTCCATGCGCGACAACATACCGGTGCTGTATGGGTTCGGCGTCACCGGCTCGCCGCCGATCGGAACGGACCTGCATCTGGCTTTCCTCGACGGCGACCGGGCGAAGTCCCTGGCGATCGCGGGCGGCCACCAGACCTACCGGCTGCGGAACCTCGGCCCGGGCGATGCCGCGCTGTACGACCTCCGGGGTGCCTATGTCTGGCTGACCGCGGGCGGTCCATCGGTTGCCTGTGCTGGCAACCCCATGACGATCGCCGGCGATCTGCACGTCACCGGAGCGGTCATCGCGGGCTATGGCGGTGCCGGCCAGGTCGGCTTGCAGACGCACAAGCACGGCGAGGGCACCGCTGCCGCGGGCACCACCGCGCCAACGGGCGGCACGTAATGGGGGACATTCGCATCGTTTGGGACCCGGCCACCGGGACGGGCGATTTCAACATGCTCGGCGCCGGGCTGGAGCTGGAGTACGACCTGGAGACGGCCTCTCTCATCAGCATGTTCACCGATGCCCAGGCCGATCCCGGCGATATCGTGTTCGACAACGATCCGCATGGCTGGTGGGGGGACACCTATGCGGCGCTGGAGGACCCGACGCTCGCCGTGATCCCGGACGATCATATCGGCTCGAAAATCTACCAGGCGTTCGCCCGGCCGCGCACGCAAGACACGCTGAACTGGCTGCGCGACCAGATCATCCGGTGCCACGCCTGGATGATCACCGATGGCGTCGCCTCGGCGGTGGACGCGCAACCGTTCTTCACCGGACCGGGCGGCATCGGCGCGACCGTCACCATCACGGCGAACGGCGTGCCGAACCTCTACAGCTACGCCTGGTCGCAGGAATCCTGATCCGTGCCATTTCCAAGGCCGACCCTCACTGCACTTCGCGCGCAGGCGATGCAGGACATCACCGCGTCCGATCTGCCGAACGCCGACGGGTTCCTGCGCCGGGCCGTGCTGCGCGTGCTGGCCTGGGTCCAAGCTGGCCTCGCCTATCTGCATTACGGCTACCTCGACTGGATCTCCCTGCAATCGACGCCGTTCACCTCGACCGGCGAATATCTTGAAGGATGGGCGGCGATGGCGCCGACCCCAGTGCTGCGCGAGGCGCCGACGTTCGCGTCCGGCCCGGCGGCGTGGCCTGGCGTGGTCAACACGCTGCTGCCGGGCGGGACGGTTTGCAGCCGCGGCGATGGCGTGCAGTACGCCACGGCGGCCGACGCGACGGTTGGCAGCGGCGGGTCGGTCGCGGTGACCGTGGTTGCCCTGGTGGCGGGCTCGAACGGCAACTCCGACAGCGGCACGCCGCTGACGCTGGGCGTGTCGATCGGCGGCATCAACCCGAGCGGCGCCGCGACGGCCGCGATCACCGGCGGTGCCGACCTGGAGACGGACGGCCCGCTGCGGACCCGCATGCAGGAGAGCTATGCGGCCCCGCCGCATGGCGGGAACCAGGCGGATTTCGTCACCTGGGCGTTGCAGGTGACCGGCGTCACCCGCGCATGGTGCGCACCGTGGATCGCCGGCCCCGGCACCGTCACGGTGTTCTTCATGATGGACGTCGCGGAGGCGGCCTATGGCGGCTTCCCGCAAGGGACGAACGGCGTCGCCGCGGCGGAAACCCGCGACACGGCGGCGACCGGCGATCAGCTCGCGGTGGCGAACTTTCTCTATCCGCTGCGTGCGGTGACGATGCTGGTCTATGCCGTCGCGCCGCAGGCCTCGACGCAGGCAATCACGATCGCGGGCCTGTCTGGGATTTCGAGCGCGCAGCAGGCGCAGGTGTCCGCCGCGCTCACCACGCTGTTCCTGCAAAAGGACAGCCCGCTGGCCACCACGTCGATCGAACAAAGCGATTGCGCCGCGGCGATTACCGCGATCGGCGGACTGCCATCGTTCGCGATTACCACGCCGTCGTCGTGGCCGATCACGTCGGCAGCCGGCTACCTGTTCACCCTCGGAACGGTCACCTATTCCTGATGCTGACCCCTCCTGCATTTGGCGATGCCGACTATCAGCAGGCGATGCTGCGGCTGTTGCCGACCGGCCGCGTCTGGCGGCGCGATCCGGAGTCCACGCTGTCGGCGGTCATGCTGGCGCTGGCGCCGACCTACACCCGCAGCACCGCGGCGGCGGCGCAGGTCCTAATCGACGCCAGCCCCGCGACGACGCAGAACCTGCTGATGGAGTGGGAGAACTCGCTCGGGTTGCCCGATCCGTGCACGGCGGCGAACCCGTCGATCGAGCAACGCCAGGCCGCGGTGCGGGCAAAGTGGGGCTCGAGGGGCGCGTTGACCACGGCGTATTTCGTCTCGATGGCGGCGGCGCTAGGGTTTGCGATCACCATCACCGAGTTCACGCCGTTCGCCGTGGACATGGGCTGCGATCAGCCGCTGTACGAACCGGCGTGGGCGTTCGTGTGGCAGGTGAACGCGCCGGAGGTCGTGACTTTCTACTTTTCCGTCGAGGACTCCGGCGCGGACGATCCGCTGGAAACCTACGACGCCGGCGAGCTGGTGTGCCGCATCACGCAAGACGCGCCCGCGGGTACGTTGGTGCTGTTCGTTTTCTCCTGAGCGGGAATTTTCATGCAAAGAATCATCGACCCGACAGCGGTAGCGACGCTGCCGGCGCCACCGGCGCTGACCGGCACGACCGGATATTTCGGACCTGCGGTGCCGGGCATCTCGGCCGCGACGCGGCTGCGCTACTGGTTCGTCAACATGCTCCAGGAGGAGCTGATGTCGATCCTGGCGGCGGCGAGCATCACCGCTGACACGACCGGGACGGTGTTCAATCAGGTCCTGCTGTCGATCCAGGCGCTGATCGGCGCGATCCCGCACGGGGTGCAGAATTTCACCGCCTCCGGAACGTTCACCGTGCCCGCCGGGGTGACCGCGATCGAGGTCGAGCTCTGGGCCGGCGGCTCCGGCTCTTGGGCGTCGGTGAGCGGATATGCCGGCGGCGGCGGGTCGGGCGGCGGTTATGCGCGCAAGCGCATCTCCGGCCTGACGCCTGGCGCCACGATTGCCGTCACGGTCGGCGCCGGGGGAGCCGCGGGCGTATCGGGCACCAGTGCCCCGGGACCCGGGGGAGCCAGCAGCTTCGGCACGTACTGCAGCGCAACCGGCGGTGTCGTCAATCCGCTCGGGAATGTTGCGGCCCCTACGTTGGGAAACCTGGGCGGCGTCGGCTCGGGTGGCGACCTGAACCTGTATGGCGGCGACGGTGGCTGCGGTTTGAACAACCAAACCATCGGGGGGAATACCTACATCGGCAATATCGGCGGATGGGGTGGTGACGGTCCGCTGTCGGGCGGTGTGCAGAACACCGGAACCACCGGAAAGGTCGGGAATTTCCCCGGCGGCGGCGGGTCAGGGGCCGGCAGTGGCGCTTCTGGCACAACGGCCTATCCCGGCGGTGCCGGTGCAGCCGGCTTGTGCATCGTGCGGTGGTAGCGAGGTACGGTTCGCTGCGCGGCGTTCCGGTGGGGCGCGAGCCGATCTGGCTGGCGTCGAAGCTGCCGACCGCCATCAAGGGCTACCGCTACGAGATCGACCCGCTCGATGCGCAGGTGCTGAATTCCTTGTCGCTCGCGGCTGCGCCTTCGGGCACGGGCGAGCTGACGATCTCCGCTCTGGCGTTCGCTGCGGGGATCGTCACGTTCACGCTGGCGGCCGGGCAGCCGACGCGCTGCTACACGCTGCTGCTGACTGCGAGCCGATCGGATGGGCTGGTCAGCGACTATCTTCTCAAGGTTCGGGTCGATTCTGCCCTTGTCACCGATCAGCCCCAGCTTGCTCCATCGGCCGGTTTTGGCACTGCCGTGACCTGGAGTTCCGCATCAATCGGTTGAGGGCACGCCTGATCCTTCAATTGCTAACCAACAGATCAATCGAACGTCATCAAGCTCGATCTCTGGCAGCGGCGCGGGGGCAATAAACGGTTCCAGTCCCGTGTTGAGGATCCACTCAACCATGCGCCGCACCCGGCTCTGCGCATCGCCGGTCAGACCTTCGAATTCGTCCCTCAGAAGAGCCTCTTCCCTCCTCGGCCATGGTGCCTCCAGAATGTCAAGCGCACGTGCCACGCCTGCCCCATCTGCCTCGTGCGGGGGATGGTTACGAATGAACTCGGCGACGCGGCGGTTCAGTGGCCGAATACGCGGCTGAAGATTGATAGGGTCCGACAGGCGCTGCCACTCATCTTGAATGTCGGCAAGTGCGACATCCCAAAAGCTGAACACGGCCTCCTGCAAGGCGGCAGGCATATGCCGCTCGGTCTCCGGCGTACAGTCAATCAACCGCAGGCAAGTGCCAACCTCACGAATGATGGCACTGTCCCGCGACGGGCGCCAAGCCAGATTTGCCGGAACGAAGCGAAGGAAGGTGCGTCGTTCGGTCACTGTCTCGACCTCGGCGCAGAAGAAAACGCCGCTTTCGGGGCCGCGGCGCATACCGCTGCCGGCCTTGCCGGGCAGGTTCACCACGGCTTCCCGGTCCAGTTCCAGGGCGGTGCGCAGCCTTTGGCGGTATTCCTCGCCGGTCTGCGCTGCGCTTTCCGTGCCGCCCCGCTCATAGAGTGATGGGTCCTCGCGGGCCAGCTTTTCGATCTCGGCCCGGGTCTCCGAAAACACTTGCTCGCCCTGTTCGGCGCCGGCGATCGGTGGCGTGCCAACACCAATCGACCGCGCTGCCTGAGTCAGCTTACGCAGAATGCGTTGCTCTAGATTCAGTAGGTCGTTCAATCGATCTGCTGGAAACACCGTGCGCATAAACACACGCGAATGGGGACTGCCAATGCGATCAATGCGGCCGTGACGCTGCACAAGCCGCATCGGGTTCCAGGGCATGTCGTAATTGATGATATTGCGGCACTGCTGCAGGTTCATACCTTCCGCAAGCACGTCCGTAGTCAGCGCGAGGTCGTAAAGATCGGCATCCCGACCAGGCGGTGGGCGGGACGACTCGGGCGCGAAGCCCCATACGGCGGAGTTCCGTCCGACTTCGTCTGGATCGACAGTCTTGCTGCCGGCCACCGCGACGATGCGGCCCTGATAGGCTGCAAGCCGCGCATCCGACTTGATGCGTGATTCCAACGCACGGCGCAGCCATTCCACCGTATCAGCATAAAACGAGAACACGAGCACCTTGCGGTTGCGCGCCTCCTCGACTGCATCAACTGACTCACGTTTTGCGTCGTCAGCAATGCGTGCCAGTTCCTCCACCACCGCGGCAAGCTTGGGATCATTCGGCTCATCGATCTCACGAGTGCGGCCCAGCAATCTCTCTATGATCGCCTTGTCATGTTCGACATCGGCTCGCATGCTACCGATGTCGTAATCCACCGCATCCGCCACATGGTCGCTCTGCTCAAGCAGATCATCAAACGTAGTGTCGTCTGTTGCGCTCAACTCATGCAGGAATGCCGTGGTGATCACCTTCCCTTTGCCGAGTGCTTCAAGGAAACGCTCGTGCTCGTGGAGCATCCGGTCCAGGCTCAATCGGAACGCGTAC